CAACAGCGCAACCCTTCCAACAACCCCGCTCATGAGGTCATCAACGTCGTCGTAGTCGTCGGGGTTAAGTCCTGCCGCCTCGGCGATCTGGTTGTAGGCGTCCGGCTCCAAGCAGTCCCACGTCGGCGCGACGTCCGCGATCCGGTAGAGGTCGTAGGCGCTCAGGCCCTCAAGCCCCTCAAAAGTGCCGGCGCGGTCATGCGTGTCGCGCGCTATTTGGTCTAGTGCGTCGCCGTTCTTGACGTCCCGCCATGTGTCGGCGGTGATGTTGTTCAGCTTTGTCTCCATGATGTAGTAGACCATTTTTTTATCCTCCTTTTGCTTTCATCGTTCCTCCCAATTCCAATCCATCCTTGCGGCCCATGCGACCGCAAGGCTTGTGACGTGTATCAACTCGTCGGCGTCAAGCCCGGTCGCGTCGTACACGCCATTAGCGGCGGCAACGTTCCAGCGCTCGTCTGCATCCACGTCGCCGCCGATGCAGTCAAGCGAAAAACGCCACTCGTGCCCGGTCGCCGCGATGGTGATTGTGGCGCTCCACCGGTCGCCAAAGTCGCCGCAGCTATCGTCAAACCAATCGACGACAACGTCGCCGACGCTGGTCGCCCACACCGCGCCGCCCGCGGGCTGGAAGTACCCTCCACCGTTGTTGCAGGTGTCGGGGTTTGCAAAGGGGTTAGTTTCCTCGCCCCAAACGCTTATCATACGGGGGGCGGTGGTATTGATGATGGTGTTGGTGGTGGTATTAATGGTATTCATATTCATCCTTCTTTCTGCCCCCCCTTTGAGGGGGGGCTATATGTTGTTGTTCGTGTGCGGGCGACTAAGTAAGCCGCTCACGTTACAGCCTTGCCATTTTTCCCCTTATATATATATATTACAGGGGTTACCCCTATTATATTGGGGTAAGTGTTGGAGAGCGGATTTATATATAAGAGCGGGTCGATTTTGTCCCGGGCCTTTATCCGCCCGCGCCGCGTCTTTGATTCACGGCGTTCCCTGACCACGCACTTATTATATCACACATTGGAGATTATGTCAAGCGTTTTAGATGGTCTTTTTGCGCTTTTTGGCTACTTTTTTGCACAAAAGCGGGCTTTTGTGCAATGATACAACGTGTTCAATTTAATCATACACTTTATGATTAAGTTTATCATGCCCACGTGCCCCCTCAACCGGCGCACTGTATGGCCTCTTACACCCCTGCCGCGCGCCCTTGCGCGTCCCTTGTACGCCCCTTGTACGCCCCTAAGCGACCATTGAGCGCCTTAGCTGCGCCACGTCGCTTAGCTGCGCGACGTTATACCGGGCGCGTCTGCTGCTTGCATCCGGCTGGGCGGGCGTTTGCCGCGTGCTTTATCGACCGTCGCACGCCTTCAGTCGCTTTCATCCACGCCCCCCCGTCGGCCATGCGTCTGACTGCCTGACTGCCCCCCGTGGGGATATGGCCAATTAGCTGCCTCCCCCGGTTAGCCCCCCGACCACATTCAAAAAAATATTGACATTGTCTCCAAAAGGTGATATAATGTATGTGAGGTGAATGAAATGCCTAAGATAGAGAAAGTAACTCCGGAAAGTTCGGATTCAAAAGCAATCATAAAAGACCTTTACAAAATGCGCGGATGGACGCAAGCGCAATTGGCGCAAGAGGTTGGATATAATAATGCTTCAGCAATTTCGTGGATGCTGACTGGCCCGAGAGGATTGTCCATTGAACGTTATTTGAAAATGCTCGATGTTCTCGGAGCCGACCTGATAGTCCGGGACAAGATGGGCAGCGGGAAGGAGTGGAAGATAGATGATTTACTTTTACGCGAGAGTGTCGACGGTGGAGCAAAATCTGGCAAGGCAGATTGAAGCGGCGAAAAAGTATAAAGGCGTTGACGAAATCTTTTCCGACAAAATGAGCGGGAAGAACTTTAACAGAGTAGAGTATCAGCGCATGAAATCGATGCTTCAGAGGGGCGACGAAGTAGTTGTGAAATCGCTTGACCGTCTGGGCAGAGATAAGAACCTTGTGAAAGATGAAATCCAGTGGTTCAAAGAGCATGGCGTGAAGCTGCGGATACTGGACATACCGACGACGCTTATAGAGATGGACGGGCAGGAATGGGTAGGCGACATGGTAACGAATATCCTGATTGAGGTTATGGCGAGCGTTGCGGAGCAGGAGCGCATGATGATAAGAGAGCGTCAGCGCGAGGGGATAGAAGCCAAGCGTAAATCGGGGACGTGGGACGAATACGGTCGGCCAAAGAAGAACACGGACGGGATAGAAGATTACTGGCTGGCGTATAAGTCAGGCGAAATGACGCGGGAGGATTGCTGTAAGGCGTTGGGCATATCTTCGAGGACGCTGTATAATCGCGCAAAGGAACTTAACTTGATGATGGCGAACTAAGACGATTTGGAGGGAATGGATATGTTTTACGTGCTGTTCAAGATACTGTTTTGGCCGTTCTGGTTTCCGATTGCGGTCATCCGCTGGCTGTTTGAGTTCATGTTCATGCCGCCGGGGCATAGAAAAAACCGCGTTGACATGTACCATCATTTCCGGCGCTGGTGAACCGAATAGATAACGTCTGCATAAACGGGTGCAGATAAGAGCCGATTGGGGCTTTGCTTTTATAAGCAATGCTTTGATCGGCTCTTTTTTTGTTTGAAAAAAGGGAGGGAGAAAAATGGACTATGAGCGACTTGTGAGCCGCATATTTGACGTAATCCAGGAAAAGCCGCTGGATGCGGGCGCATATGAGGACGTGCTGAACGTCTGCAAGGATATGAAAAAAAACGGCTTTTTAGGAAGGGCGCACGAGATTAATACCCAGATGCGCAATATCATTGTGCGCAATACAATCGGCGCGAAAAATGAGCTGTTTAAGCCGTATAAATCGAGCCTGCTGTTCGATGCTGACGTATCGCTGGACGCATACATGCTGTACCTTGAGATAGAGCGCCCGCCTGCCGAAAGGTTTTATCAGCCGCGCCGCCGCGTACTGCTGGACGCGGTACAGATGATGCAGGATTTGGCCGACGGCAAGTTAAACGAGGCGTTTATAAGCTGTCCGCCGCGAGTTGGCAAGACTACGCTGCTTATGTTTTTGACCACATGGCTGTTGGGGCGCAACAGTGAACAGGCTAATTTGTATTCGGCCTACTCGGACGTTATCACGAATGCGTTTTATCAAGGCGTGCTGGAGATAATCACTGACCCGCATACATATCTTTGGAGCGACGTATTCCCAAACAGCAAGATTGTGCAGACCAACGCCTCAAGCGAGACGATAAACCTTGACCGTAAAAAGCGTTACCCGTCGCTGACCTGCCGGTCACTGTACGGCACGCTGAACGGCGCGTGCGATTGCAGCGGCTTTCTGATTTCGGACGACCTTATAGGCGGCATCGAGGAGGCCTTGAGCCACGACCGCATGATGAGTGCGTGGCTCAAGGTGGACAATAACCTGATAACCCGCGCAAAGAGCGATGCGCGCATTCTCTGGTGCGGTACAAGATGGTCGATGATTGACCCGGCAGGGCTAAGAATGGAGCTGCTGACCAACGATAAGCGTTTCAAAAAGCGCAAGTACAAAATAATCAACATGCCCGCGCTTGATGACAAGGGCAACAGTAACTTCAATTACGACTACAACGTCGGGTTCAGCACGGAGTATTATGTGCAAAGGCGCGCGTCGTTTGAAAGAAACGGCGATATAGCGTCGTGGAACGCTCAGTACATGGGACAGCCGGTAGAACGCGACGGCACGCTGTTCGAGCCTGAAAACATGCGCTTTTTCAATGGCTCACTGCCCGGCGGCGACCCTGACCGCGCATTTATGGCCGTTGACCCGGCATACGGCGGTTCCGACTTTGTGGCAAGCCCGGTATGCTACCAGTACGGCGAAGACGTATACGTTGTTGACGTGGTTTATAGTTCCAGCGATAAGCGGACTACACAGCCGCTGCTTGCAGCCGTAGCCCAGAAATACGGCATACAGCGAATGCAAATTGAAGCCAATAAGACCACGGAGGCGTTCAAGGAGGGCGTGGACGACGAACTTAAAAAGCGCGGGTATCATGTGACGCTGACCACCAAACCTGCGCCGCCCACAACATCAAAGGAGCAGCGCATACTTGACCGCGCGCCTGACATACGCCTTCACTTTCTGTTCCTTGAGGATGGTCAGCGTTCCAAAGCGTACAGCGCGTTTATGCAAAACGTGTACTCGTTCAAGATTACCGGCAAGAACAAACACGACGACGCGCCTGATTCGCTGGCTATGGCCGCGGACATGGCGTTTGGCATACAGCGCCGCGTCGCAATATTCCGACGCACGTTTTAATGGCGTACATTTGTTCGTTGCAATCGACCGTTCGTTGTGAGAACATAATAATGGCATATAATAAACGGCGATTGGAGATGAAGCGCGATGCAGTTTGACGGCGAACCGGCCATGTTTGGTCGCAGAGCGATATACACCGACGAACGGGTTATCAGCCGTCAGAACGTGCTGGGCGTGCTGAATCAGGCGATGATAGTTCATTCGCAGAACCGCGCGGAGATCGCGTTTCTGTACGATTACTATCGTGGAAATCAGCCGGTGCTTCATCGCAAGAAGGAAATACGCGCCGCAATTAACAACCGCATTGTCGAGAACCACGCGAACGAGATTGTAAGTTTCAAAGTTGGCTACCTCATGGGCGAGCCCGTACAGTACGTAAGCCGCGACGCTGACGACAGCGCCGACGCCGAAGCGCTTAATAAGCTGAATCGGTACATGTACGCCAACAATAAGGCGGCACTCGATAAAGAGCTGGCCGACTGGTTTTCGATATGCGGTGTTGCCTATCGCATGGTGCTACCGTCAAACGACAGCGAAATTGATGACGCGCCATTTACGCTATACACGCTGAACCCCATGCGCACGTTCGTCGTTTTCTGGTCTGGACTGGGCAATGAACCCGTTATGGGCGTGTACGTGGTCAGCCGCCAGAACGGCAGCGAACTGTATTGCGTGTACACCAAAGACCGATACTTTGAGATCGAGAACGGCTCCATCGTGTCCGAAACGCCGCATTCGCTGGGCGCGGTGCCCATAGTCGAATACGAGGCCAACATGGCGCGACAGGGCGCGTTTGAAATCGTGCTTCCCATGCTGGACGCAATCAACACCATTGCTTCAAACCGCGCGGACGGTCTGGAACAGTTCGTCCAATCGCTGCTGGTTTTGAAGAATGTGGACGTTGACAGCGAACAGTACAAGGAGCTGCTCAGACAAGGCGGCCTTCTCGTGCCGTCGGACGGCGATGCAAAGTATTTGACGCAGGAACTCAACCAGACGCAGACGCAGACGCTTGTAGATTACATGTACCAAACGGTGCTGACGATATGCGGTATGCCGTCCACGAGCGGCGGCAATACGTCGGATTCGTCTAACAACGGCGCTGTAATCCTGAAAAACGGCTGGCAGTCGGCAGAAGCCCGTGCCAAAGACACGGAGCTGCTTTTCAAAAAGAGCGAAAGACGCTTTTTGAAAATCGCGATGAGCATAGCCAACATAGTTGCGGACGATGACTTCAACGCGTCTTCTGTCGAGATTCGCTTTACGCGCCGCAATTATGAGAACCTTCAGGAAAAAGCGCAGGTGCTTTTGCAAATGCTGTCCAGCGATAAGATTCATCCCCGGCTCGCATTTGCACATTGCGGCATGTTCGCTGACCCTGAGGTGGCATATACCGCGAGCATGGAGTACGAGAAGCAGCGGCAGGCCGAAGCGGAGGCCGAACTGGAGGAATACCGCAAGCAGATAGGCCAGAGTTCGGAACGGAATACGTCGGTTGAGGAAATAGTCACTGAACGCAACGATGGCGGCGGCGGTGACTGATGCAAAACGAATTTGAGTATACCGACAAGGTAATCAAGATGCTTAACCGCAAACTCATCCGCGCTTTTGACGGTTTCAAAACCGGGCTTAAATTCGATGAGCTAAACGTACTTAAAGGCGTAAACGAGCAATATGAGCGGATGGCAAGCGAAATGCAGCGCCAATACCGCCATATTGCCCGACGCAAATATTCCGATACGTGGGAATACTTGATTGCACTGGGGCTGGCAAAGGGCAAAATGCCCGGCGAAAAGGCCATAAATGCCACCGCTGACGCGGTGGTAAAGCAGATGCTAGGCGGGTATAACCCCGTCACAGAGTACGTATTTTCCCACGAAATCGAGCGCAAGAGCGCGCGCACGGCAGAGGCTATCATAGCCGCGCAAATCGTCGGCGACAGGAACAAGGCGATTGACAAGTCGCTGAAGCTACTGTCTAACCAGATGGCCGAATACGCGGATTATGTGACGCTGGAAAGCGCCAAAGCCGCATACGGCGACGCGGGCGTGAAGCGCGTTATATGGCGCACGCGCCATGACGAAAAGCGCTGTGAGATCTGCAAAGGTCTGGACGGCAACGTATACAATCTGGATTCCGCGCCGGACAAGCCGCATTATAACTGCCGCTGCTGGCTGGAACCGTATACAGGGAGGAAAAAGGATTGACGGACATCGTTATAACCGATGAGATGCTTAAAGTCATTTCCGAAGTGCTTAAACGCGGCAACACGGTGGAGCTGAAGCGCGAGCACAATATGCTCGTAATAGTGGAAGTACGGCGCAAAGCGCGCATAAAGTGAAGATAGAATAAAGCATCGCTCGCGATTGGGCGAGTGAATACGACCGACCGGGGTCATGAGTACAGAAAAACTCATGACCCCGGTTTTGCTTTTTGGATGGATATACGCGCCTTGAGCGCTTTTATCGGCGGCAGAGAAGCCGCCTTAACAACCCGCAAGCCGCAAGAGAATGCGGAATACAAGTATCGCACATGCACCAATTGACAGCGGAGAGAACCGCTTTACCAAACGCAAGGAGGACGATTGCATGAACATCGACTGGACTAAGATCGACGGCTACCGCGAGGACATGACGGCTGATGAAAAGCTTGAGCTTTTAAGCAGCTACGAAGCCGACAATGAACCCGCCTCTACCCCCGGCCCTGCTCCGGCACACACCGACGATAAGCCCGCGCAGGATAAACCGAACCCGGCCAAAAGCAGCACGGTGAGCAAGGCACTGTACGACAAGACGGCAAGCGAGCTGGCCGCGCTGAAAAAGCAGATACGAAGCCGCATGACGGAGGATGAGCAGAAGGAAGCCGACCGCACGGCCAATGAGGAAGCCATGCGCGCGGAGCTGGCCGAACTGAGGCACGAAAAGACCATAAGCACCTATAAGGCGGCTTATCTGAGCCTGGGCTATGACGATAAGCTAGCGTCCGACGCGGCAAGCGCAATGACCGACGGCGATATGGACACGGTGTTCGCAATCATGAAACAGCACTCCGTCACGAGCGAAAAAGCGTTAAAGGCAAAGCTACTCAAGGAAATGCCTACGCCGCCCGCCGGTGGAGACCCGGAAGCGGAAAAGCAGAAGAAGCAGATGGCAGACCTTAGGAAAATCATGGGACTGCCGGTTTGATTTAGGAGGAAAAACAGATGGCGAACAGTTTTCAGCTTGCGCAGACCTTTCTACCCCTGCTGGATGAGGTGTACAAGGCCAATTCGCGCACTGCGATACTTGATTCTACCAAAGTCGAGATCGTAAACGGCAACACGATAAAGGTTTTTAAGACCGACATGGACGGTCTGGGCAACTACAACCGCAATACCGGCTTTGTAGACGGCAGCGTAACGGGTACGTGGGAAACGCTTACTCTGGGCAAAGACCGCGGCCGCTCGTTTACCGTTGACCGCATGGACAACGAGGAAACTATTGGCATGGCGTTCGGCACGCTGGCGAGCGAGTTTATCCGCACTAAGGTTACGCCCGAAATCGATGCGTACACCTTTGCAAAGATTGCGGGCACGACCGGCATAGATACCGCGACCGCCGCCGACATAACCATTGGCACGACCGACGTTCCCGGCCTGATCGATGAAGCGGAGCGTTCCATGAACGAAAACGAAGTCCCGGTCGATGGACGTATGCTCTTCATCTCCGAAAGCGCCTACGCGGGACTGCGCAGCAAAGTGACCCGCACCGTAATGAACGGCGAGGGCGGCATCAATAAGGAGATCGAGAGCTACGACGGTATGCGCATAATCCGCGTGCCGCAGAGCCGCTTCTATACCGCAATCACGCTAAAGGACGGCTCCACTTCCGGCCAGACGGCGGGCGGCTATACCGGCACTGCGACCACGGGCTACAAGATCAACTTCATGATAATCCACCCGAGCGCGATTACTAAGGTTGTCAAGCACGTACTGCCGCGTATCTTCTCGCCTGATGAGTACCAGAAGGCCGACGCGTGGAAGTTCGATTACCGCGTGTACCACGACACCTTTGTATATGACAACAAGGTAAAAGGCATCTACCTGCACAAGGGCGCTACCGCGTTGAGCTGATATGACAGAAAAACTGACCCCTGAAGGGCTGGTTGTGGGGCTGATACCCGAGCAGGCACAAATACCTGCCGAACCGGTTAAAGCCCCGGAAAACCCGCCTAAAAGCGGCAAAATAAGCGCTAAAAAGCCGATGCGCGGCAAGCAGCAGTAGACGGCACGAAAGGAGACGGCGCTTATGACAATGACAGAAAAAATCAACATGCTGAACATTCTCGCCGGTGAGAGCCTGAGTGAGAGCATGGCGAGCGCCTATCTCACTTTGGCCGGCCAGAAGATACTTCAAAAGGCGTTCCCATTCGACCACACGCAAACCAGAGTGCCGGAGCGGTACGAGCTGCTTCAGCTTGAGATCGCGGCGCACATGTACTTAAAACGCGGCGCTGAGGGCGAAACGAGCCACAGCGAGAACGGCGTAAGCCGCCATTACGAGGCGGCAAGCGTGCCTGATTCCATGCTCAAACAGGTAATCCCGCACGCAAAGGTGGTGAGCGGCGATTGAAATGCCTTGAAAGAAACAAGATCGACTTTTACTACGCGCTGTACAACGGGCGCAAACGCGCGCTGGACGACGACGGCAAGCCCACGGGCGAATGGTACACAGATTATAAGGCCCCGTGCCCGATAAGGGCATCTGTATCAGCGGCGCGCGGCGACACTTCGATTGAGCAATTCGGCGCGGCTGTGGATTACGACCGCGTGATCGTGACCGACGACATGAATTGCCCGATAGATGAACACAGCGTGATATGCCTCGACGTACCGGTTTCGTATTCGGGCGAGCAGCTCATATACGACTACATAGTCCGGCGCGTGGCCAAGTCCTTAAACAGCATTGCCATTGCTATAAGCCGGGTGAACGTGTCGTGAAAACAATAACCGTTGACATCGGCGAGATAAGCAAGGCCATTGCCGAGATAGAGCGGTACAAGCGCGAAATGGACGGCAAAGTGCGCACACTGCTTGAACGCATTGCGGCAGAGGGCATAGACGTATCGTCGGCCATATACAAAACCGCCGCGTATGACGGCGTTAACGACGTGGCCGTGAACGGCCCGGAGTGGATAGACGCGCACACACTGGCGATAAGCGCGACCGGACAGGCGGTTACGTTCATCGAGTTTGGCGCGGGCAAGCTGAGGTATGGCAGTCATCCGTGGCGCGATGATCTGGGCTTTAAGGCGGGCGGCTATGGCAAGGGACAGGGCGCAATGAGCAAGCACCCGTTCTGGGTCTACAAAGGCAGCGCGGGCGACGCGCGCGCGGGCGGTATCGAAATACGCCCCGGCATCATAAAGACGCAGGGCAACGCCCCGTCCAGAGCCATGTATGAGGGCGAAAAGGCCATGCGGCGGCGCATAAAGGCCATTGCGAAGGAAGTGTTTGCAACATGATCGACATCGAAAGCGACGTCATCCGCGCAGTGGAACAGGCCGTGACGCAGAAGCGCCCGGACGTGGCCGTGTACGACATGGAGATACGCGGCGAGGCCGTGTTTCCGTGCATAGTGCTGTACGAGGCCGACAACTACTCGCTCATGAGTTCACGCGACACGGGCAGTACGGACAATCACGCGCAAGTCATGTACGAACTCAACGTTTACTCGAATCTGACGGCAGGGCGCAAACGCGACTGCCGCGCAATATACGCGCTTGCGGACGAGGCGCTTTGCCGAATGGGGTTTACCCGCATGGGCACGTCGCCGGTTGACATGCAGGACGCGACGATTTACCGGCTTACCGGCAGATATTCAGCCGTCGTAGGCCGCGACAAAATGATTTACAGGAGGGCATAAAGATATGGCGGCAGCTACTTCGGCTACTTCTACTTATAAATCGTTCCTAATGATGAAGCAGGCCTCCGGCAGCACTTACGAAAAGCTGGTTGACATTAAGAGCTATCCCGACCTGGGCGGTACGCCCAACATGCTTGACGCTACCACGCTGAGCGACCCCATGACCCGCCAGATATTGGGCATACAGCAGGTTGATTCGCTGGAGTTTACGGCCAACTACACGCTGGCCGACTACAAGAAGCTCAAGGCGCTTGAAGGTTCGGAGCACGATTTCGCCGTATGGTTCGGCGGCACTGAAACGGCGGGCGTGCCCACGGCTACCGGCGACGACGGCAAAGCGACGTTTAAAGGCAGCCTGAGCGTATACATCAACGGCGGCGGCGTCGATGAGGTGCGCGAAATGACTATAACTCTGGCCGCGTCCACGGTAATTGCGCTGGACGAAACTTGAGCAGCATAACCGGCATAATGCTCATAATCGGCATATAAGGCATACCTTATGCGCAGCACATAACAAGTATAATAAACATAACCAGCATAACAGGCATACAGTAGGAGGGCACCAACATGGCAAAGACCATTTGCTTTAATTTCGACGGCAAGGACTACACCCTTGAATATACCCGCGCGAGTGTGCGCACGATGGAGAATCGCGGCTTTAAGCCGGGTGATCTTGTAGAAAAGCCCATGAACACCCTGCCGGAGCTGTTCGCGGGTGCGTTCATAGCGAACCACCGCTTTACCAAGCGTGATGTAATCGACGAGATATATGCCGCGATGGGCAATAAGGAAGAGCTGGTGAACAAGCTGGCCGAGATGTACAACGAACCCATCAACGCGCTTATGGCCGAGCCGGACAACGACGGCGGCGAAAAAAACGTGAAGTGGGACGCGAACTGGTAACGGGCGCGTCCCCTAGAAGCGGCGAAACGCCGGGAGAAGTATTTGAAAGAATGCTTCCTACCTACATGGCGTTTGGCATGACCCCGGACGAATATTGGAACGGCGACTGTATGCTGGCAAAGGCGTACAGAGAAGCGGATGAGGTAAAGCAGCGGCGACGCAATCAGGAGCTTTGGTTACAGGGCATGTACGTATACGAAGCAATCTTGGATTGCGCGCCGCTTTTCAATGCCTTTTCAAAGCGCCCAAAGCCTCAACCGTATTCGTCCGAGCCGTACCCCATTACTCCGCAGGAGGTACGCGAGAAGAAGGAGCGGGAGCGCAAAGCCCAATACGAGCGCATGAAGTCGTTTGTAAACGGCTGGGCGGCGCGGGTGAATCAGCAAATGGCGATGCGTGAAGCGAAAGAGGAGGTGACGTAGACGTATGCCTGATTATAGCGTTGACAGTCTGAAACTCAAAATAACCAGCGATACGTCGAAAGCCACTCAGGGAATAGACAAGCTGCGCAAGTCGCTGATTAATCTGGAGGCGGTAGTACGCAATATAGGCAAGCTCAATTCCGGACTTAACGACAAGTTCAGCGGGCTTGCCAAAAGCCTTGAACCGCTTCAGAACCTCAACTTTAAGAGCCTGGACAAGGGCATAAAGCAGTTAGAACGCCTGAGCAGCATAAATCTTGCGCCGCTCGCTGAGGGCATAAAGGGCTTTAACGGCACCGACTTCGACGCTGACAAGTTCCAGAAACTCGCCAACACATTTAACGGCTCAAATGTCGGCATGTTTGCGCGCGGCGCTGATGCGCTGGCTAAGCTGGGGCAGGTTGATCTAACCCCGCTGAACATGAGCCTTATGGACTTGCCGGATGACGCGGTAGGGAAACTGCAAAGTCTGGCAGAGGCGATGGGTGGTCTTAGCATTGCACAAGACCTTATGCAAAAGACCATCCGCAACGCCAAAGCAAAGGCAAAGGCCGATTTTGAGGGTGCGCCCACGTTTGGCAGCGCCGATACACTGCCCGAAATTGACGGTGGAACCATAGAAGTGATGCTGGACAACGCGGCTGAAAGCGCGAGCCAGGCCGTTGATGTGATAAAGGAAGTCGGAGACGTTTCCGAGGAATCCGCAAAAAAGGTAGAGACGCTGCGCGAGAGCCTGGCAAAGTTTTCTCAAAGCGGCCTAGGTAAGGCATTGCGCGGTCTGGGCAACATCGCAAAACGCGGTCTAAGCCTTTTGGGCACTCTGGGCAAGAATCTGGCAGGCGGCTTTGGGAAGATGCTTATTCAGCCCATAAAATCCGCGGGCAAGCACCTGGGCGAACTCGTTAAGAAGTTCCAAACTGCCGGGAAAAAGATAGCGGGCACGGTCGGTTACTGGGCATTGTTCCAAGCGATTACGGCAGTAAGCAACGCGTTCAAGCAGGGACTTGCCAACCTAAACGAATATGCACAAGCCGCAGGCGGCACGCTGCAAACGTCGCTGAACAGCATAGCGACCAACATGCAGTACCTTAAAAACTCCATAGGCGCGCTGGCCGCGCCGCTTATCAACGCAATCGCCCCGGCGCTTGACTACATCGTCGATAAAGTTGTTTCGGCGTTCAACATCATAAGTCAGATAATAGCCAGACTGACGGGAGCGTCCACATGGACGCGCGCCACGAAAGCCGCCGCCACGTTCGGCAAAACAGCGGGCAGCGCAGGCAAAGCCGCAAAGAACGCGGGCAAGGCCGCTAAGACAATGGCGATGGCGTTTGATGAACTGAACGTGCTTAAAGATTCGGGCGGTTCGGGCGGCGGCGGCGGCGGTGGAGGCGGCGGCGGCGGTTCCAACGCGGGCGCGATGTTTGAGGAAGTGCCCATCGACAGCGCGATTAGCAACTGGGTCGATCAGATCAAAAACGCGATTGAAGCGGGCGACTGGTACGGCGCAGGCTCGATACTGGCCGATAAGGTCAACGAAATGATAGATCAGGTTGACTGGGACGGCTGGGGGCACAAGCTGGGCGCAGGCCTTGAGCACGGCATAGAACTTGCGGATGGCTTTTTGGCCACGCTAAAGCTTGACAAGCTGGGCGCGGGGCTGGCCACCTCGCTTAACGGCGTAATGGATGAGGTTGACTTTACCGCCGCCGGGCGCGTGTTCATGGCCAAGTGGAAGCTGCTGTTCGATATGGCTTACGGCTTTATCAATACGTTCGACTGGGCAAAATTCGGCGTATCGGTGGGTAACTTCGTTAACGGCTCGTTTGAGGGATTCAACATAGAACGCGGCGCGTATTTCGTCATAGGCGGCTTAAACGGTCTGTTCATATCGGCAATAAACGTCATAAAGACTATCAAGTGGACGGAGATAGGGCAAAACGTAGGCAAGGCCATTAACGACGCGCCGTGGCGCGACATGTTTGTGAACGCGGGAACAGCGCTTTCCGACGGGCTAAAGGGCATGTTTACGACGCTTATAAACGCCGTCCAGACAATAAACTGGAAAGAGCTAGGCACGTCGGCGGCAGACGGCATGAATGCCGTTGACTGGGTAGGGGTTGGCAAAAAGGCGGGCGAGTTCATAGGCGAGGCGCTCAAGGGCATAGCCGATTTTGTAGGCGAGTTTTTGAGCGGTACGGACTGGTACGAGATAGGCGCGGGCATAGCGGCACTGTTTGAAAGCATAGACTGGGACGGGCTTTCGGATAAGTTCAAGGAAGTGGCAAAGCAATTAGGCGCGGGACTTATGGACGCGATAAAGGGGCTGTTTGCCGACAATGACGGCGACGGCGTTCCGGGCGTTATAGAGGCCATTGCCGGGCTTACCGACCTGATTATGAGCATAGTAACCGGCGCAATAGACGGCGCGCTGTCTTCACTGCTTGGAAGCGATTTTACTGGTTTTAACGACTTCTGGAATGATTTCTGGGCAGCGTTTACTCTGTCTGCCGACGAATCGCGTACAACGTGGGCAGGAAAAGAAGAACTTGCGCGCAGTCTGGTAGATGAAGGTCTGGTTCCCGACCTTGAATCCGCACTTGATTATATCGATGAGCACAGCGTGCCGGTTGCTGAAGAAAAGGGCAAAAACGTTGCCGACAGTGTAATCAATGGCTTTAACGGCGGCATAAGCAATCCGACGCTGAAGCCTACGCTGAAAAACCTTATGGATTCTATGGAGTTGCCAGACTTATTCGGCAAAGGCAAGAAAATGGGCGTGAACATGATGACCGGCCTGAACAACGGCATAAACAGCAAGAAAACCGTTGTAGGTTCCACCGTTTCACAGGCGGCGGGCGAAGGTTTGCTTACTAAACTTAAAAACCAGTTGGGCATACACTCCCCGTCAACCGAAATGGAGGGTATCGGCGAAAACACGCTTCAAGGCCTTATAAACGGCCTTATCGCAAAGGAAGCGCTGCTGACCGTAACCACGGCGGCATGTACGCTCATTATGACTACGGCGTTTACGGTAGCATGGACGGCTATCAAGCTGGGCACTACGCTGGCGTGGTCAACGTCGGCGGACGGCATTATAGGCCGCATGAACGCGGGCATATCGGCGGGCGATACGGCGCTTAAAAACGGCTCAACCCTATGGGTAAACACCGTCGGCGGCGCGTGGACGCAGATTAAAGACGCGATACCTGCGGGCTGGGCGCAGATAAGCGCGAGCATAAAGGCACAGTCTGAGCAGGCCGCAAACGGCATGAAAACCGCGTTTGAAAGCGCCAAAGGGTCGATACTGGCGGTATGGGACGGCATAAAGAGCGGCGTGCAATCGGCGATAAGCGACATAATAAGCGCAGTTAACCGCATGTCATCGTCGGTGTCGTCGGCCATAAGCTCGATGAACAACTCCATTAACCGCTTTACAAACGGCGCGAACCAGAAGATCACGCAGACGCAGACCAAGATAAACGAAATCAAAGTGCCCAAATTCGCGAGCGGCGGTTATCCGAGCGCGGGCGAACTGTTCCTGGCGCGCGAGGCTGGCCCCGAGCTAGTAGGCTCGATACGCGGCAGATCGGCGGTGGCCAACAACGACCAGATTGTCGAGGGCATACGCCAGGGCGTGTACGAGGCCGTATCGGCGGCGCAGAATGGCAATCAAGGCGGCGTAGTAGAGGTCAAGCTGTACATAGACGGCAGACAGGTAGCCGCATCGGTAGAAAAGGCACAGCGCGAACGCGGCGCGACGATATATCCGGGAGGTGTGCTGAGTGGCACTTAAAGCATTGGTAAGGGTAGGCAATGTTGACCTGCCCGAACCGTCCACCTATTCGGGCAATACCGCGACACTGGTAGATTCCGAACGCAACCTTCAGGGCAAAGTCATAGGAAGCGTTGTGCGCGACGACGTGGCAAAGGTTGAATTGGGCTGGCGGTATTTGACCGCCGCCCAGTGGTCAATGGTAGGCAAGCTGTTTAAGATAAGCGCGGGCGGGCAGTTTTATAACAACGTCACGTTCTTCGATCAGACAGAAGGCGACTGGGTAACGCGCCTTATGTATGTAGGCGACCGCAACGCGGGAATGTGGCGGCGCGACCCTGAAACCGGCGACGTAATGGGCTGGACGGATTGCAAACTGTCGCTGATCGAGGTGTAAGGCCATGTACGAGGTAAGTCAGGCATGGAAGGACATGCAGACCTCACAACTGGTGGGCGAAGGCTTTGTAGAGGTATCGTTTGCGGTAGGCGACCCGGACGCGCAGAACGCGGCCACGGCGAGCGACAACGGCCATATGTACATAAGCGACATATCGGTTATTACCGACGAAAACCAAAGGCAGTTCACGCGGTACTGCACGCTGGAACAGGACTTATGGCAGGCAGACGGATCGCTGATACTTGCGCCAAACAGCGCGCCGGTAAGCGGCGCGGGGTTTGTGGGCAATGTGCTTTCGGGAGCGGACGGCAGCTTTGCCGTGAAACCGACGATAACGATAACGCTGGATCAGGTGTACAGCAAGCTCTTACCCGGCATATCGATAACGTGGAGCAAGACGTTTGACGAATGGGCAACTAGCTTTTCCGTCTCGGTAAACAAAAATGGCTCGACCATATTTGCGTTTGCCAGAGGCAATAACACCGCGCCTTTAAGCGTGATTATCCACGACATACCGGAGTATGACCAAGTGGTAATCAAGATACACAAATGGTCAAAGCCCCTCCATTATGCGCGGGTTGAGAACATATTGCTGGGCATAAAGACCACATACGACAAGGGGCAGCTAATGGCGTTCGAGCACGAGCGCAATTTCGACCCGATATGCGCGAGCGCGCCGGTTGCGTCCATCACATTTTCATTGGATAACACGGGCGACGAATACGACCCCAACAACGATACGGGCATGAGCAAGTACCTTATGGAACGCCAACGCATACGGGCGAGGTACGGATTCAAGTTGCCCAACGGCCAGACCGAATGGATTCCGGCAGGGCTATTCTATCTATCCGAATGGAACGCGCCCCAGAACGGCCTTACCGCCTCATTCAAGGCGCGCGACATAATGACGCTGATGCAGGGCACGTACTCAAAGGGCGTATACAGTCCGGGCGGCGTGACGCTAAAGGCATTGGCCGAAGCGGTATTGAATGACGCGAACCTGCCGCCCGGAACGTCAGGGGGCACGGTATGGCAGCTTGACGAGGCACTGAGCAGTATGACGACTACCGCGCCGCTCCCATTAAAGACGCACGCGGAATGCCTTCAATATATTGCACAGGCGGCGGGCATGGCCATGTGGCACGACAGAAGCGGCGTAATGCACATAGGCACGCCGGGGACGGGCGTTGACACGAGCTATAAACTGAACGACTTCAACCTGTTTTCGCGGCCTGAAATCGAGCTGCAAACGCCGGTAAGCACGGTGAGAGTGCATGTGTACAACTACACCGTACAGGCAGATGATACGGAGCTGTACAAGGGCACCCTTACGATAAACGGCACTAAGGAAATAACCGTCAGCTATTCACAGACGGCGGCGAGCGCCACGGCCACGGTAACGGGCGGTACGCTGGTGTCCGCACAGTACTTTGCATCGGCATGTACGCTAAAAATAACCGCGTCGGGCGACGTGAACATTGCCGTTACCGGCAAGCCGCTTGCATCGCAGACCGCGAACCACGACATATATCTTGCCGACGACGGCAGCGTGCAGGAAGTGAACAACCCACTTATAACCGATGACACGCGCGCGGAGGCGGTAGCACAATGGGCGGGCGCGTACCTAAAGGCGCGCAGGCAAATAAAAATCAGCTCGTGGCGCGCAGACCCGCGACTAGACGCGCTGGACATAGTGCCGGTGGCAAACAAGCACAGCGCGGAAAACGTGCGCATAAGCCGTGTGAAGTACTCGTTCAAGGGCGCGTTTCGTGGAGACGCGGACGGGCGCGTGACAACCTAAAGCAAAACAGCAATCGACCGTCGCAAACGGGCGGCGGGAAACGGCCAAACGGGGTCAGGAAGCACCGAAAAAGTGTGCTTTTCTGGCCCCTTTTTTAATACGCAAACGGCGGTGAGGAACTATGGCTGAGACGTGGACGACCCCAAAAACCGATTGGAAACCCACGAATTTTTTTAATCAATCGGACTACGAACGCATAACCGGCAACATACGGTATCTGCACGAGATGGCCGACACGCTTTACGCCGCGCCTTTTTTCGAGCTTGACCCGATGAGCAGCGCGGGAATCGGCATAATCGTGACCGCCGCATTGCTTAATTCGGTCGAGGACAACGTGCAAGCGCTGGGCGAAAACACGTTCCTGATGCCAGACTGGCAGGAAGGAAAGAACTTCAAGCCGGGCGACACGGCGTGGAACTACGAAGATTTGAACCGCATTGAGCAGGACATTGTGATTTTGAAAATCATGCTGGAAGGGCAAAAGGCCGGGCTAAAGACGCTGGCGTTTGAACTGGGTGGTGGTGAATTTGGCTAAGGAATACAAGGACGAAATAGTAGGCGGCGATGGCAAGCGCAGATACGACCTGGTGCGCAACGATGGCAGCAAAGTAGCCGAAGCGGTGCAGATAGTCAAGGCGTACACGCCCGAGCAGGAAGGAACGCCGTTCGGCGCGAGCGACGTACTCAACCTTCAATCGCGCACAGTAACGGTTACTGCGACGGCGGCAGGCTGGACGGGAAGCGTAAAGCCCTACACACAGGAGATAACCGTAACCGGCATGACGGCGACGTGCAACGCGATAGTGGGGCTTGCGGACAGCGCGACGGAAGAACAGCGCACGGCAGCGCGCCGGGCGGGCATAGTGCCGGTAGCACAGGCGGCGAACCGCGTGACGCTAAAGGCCGATTACGCCGTGCCGAGCGTGGATTTGCCCGTGGCGGTTACGATACTGGAGGTTAAGTAGGATGGGAGTTATTAATGCGTTTCCGAGCGGCGCGCCGGTGCAGGAATACAAGAATAAAGTCGAGATAACCACATCGCAGGAATGGACGGTGCCCGAGAGGGTTTCGGAGATTAGGGTTACTTGCATTGGCGGGGGTGCGGCGGGGCAAGGCAGAAACGGCGGCGGCGGTGGGTACTTTGCGCAAAAAGTCCTGCAAGTAACGCCGGGCACGAAGTACGCGATAACCATAGGCGCAGGAGGAGTATATTCCAGTTCTACGGTAGCGGGCGCGACTTCTTTTGGCGATTTAGTATCAGCTAACGGTGGTAACGGGATGAATGGCGGTACGGGTGGCGGCGGCAGTTTCGAAGGGCAAAGTTCGAATTATGGCGCAATGCCGGGTGGCGCAGGACAGGAAGGTTATGGCGCAAGCGGTGGAACTGCCATGTTGCAAATGGGAAGAGACGGCGGCAGTACGTTTACGGCGAAAGGCGGTAAAGGACATCGGAGAGAAGGGTATTATGGCGGCTCCGATTCTTATCACTACTATGGTTCCGGCGGCGGTGGTGGTGCAGGAATCAATGGCGGCGACGGCGGCGACGCGGCTGTCAATGGTTTCGGAGCATCTTGGAATGGCTCTGGCGGCGGGGGCGGTGGATATGGAACACTAAAGTTGGCAACTGACGGTGATCATAAGAACAGCGCCGATTATATGCAAGCTGGCGATGGCGGCAAGGGTGGTCTGGGTTATGGTGCTGGCGGTGGCGGCGCGGGTGTGAACGCTAACGGCGGCAACGGCGCGCCCGGCATTTGCATAATCGAGTACTGACGGAGGATAAAACATGTATAATCGCATAATTGTTTCCGGGGGGGGGTACTCCCTCAGCGTAAATAGTATCCGCCGCAAGGGGGTGCGCGTATGTTGATAAACGCATTCCCCAGTGACGGCAGAGGCGGCGGCTATCTTAACCACGTCGAGATTACAACCAGTACCACTTGGACGGTTCCTGAAAACGTCAAAGAAATTTTTGTACAGGTGTTTGGCGGTGGCGGTTCGGGCGGCAGTGGCGGCGGTGGTGGCGGCGGTTATATGAACTTTGGCGTATTCGCTGTTACACCGGGAACCATTTACACTGTTACCATTGGCGCTGGCGGTTCCGGCAGTACTGCTTATGGAAGCAGTGGCGGCAAAACTTCATTTGGCAAGTTGCTCAGTGCTGACGGTGGCGGGCACGGCGATGACTACATTGGCGGTAGCGGCGGCACTGGTGGCGGGCGTGGCAACGTTTTCGATTCCGAAACGGATCAAGATACAGGATATACAAGATATTGTTATGCTGGCGATGCGCAATATGGGGGAGCTGGCGGCGGCGGCGGCAGATACCAATCATATGTATACCACGGTCGAGGTGGAATATATGGTGGGTCAAGCAATAGGGAATTTAAGGCTTCTCCGGGCGTAACGTTAACATCCGCAGGCGAAAACGGCGTTAACGCATATATCTTTTATAAAGACGCGCAATATGCTAAATATCTTGGCAAAGCTACGACCAATGGTGCAGGCGGTGGTTGGGGCGGTAACGCTGGCAAAGGCGCCTACGGCGGCGGTGGTGGTTACTTAGCAAATGGCGGCGACGACAACGGAATAAATAGTTCCACTGCAACGCGCGGTGGTGGCGGCGGCGGCTGGATGGGCGGCGATGGCGGCGACGGCGGGAAAAATGGTTCGGGAGGCGGCGGTGGATATGGGCCATTGAAACTAGCAACCGACGGTCGCGACGATGGCGGCGGCAAATGTGGTTTAGGTTATGGCGCAGGCGGTGGCGGCTGTTGGGGTAACGGCGCCCCCGGAATCTGCATCATAGAATACTAAGGGTGGTGGGCAAATGAACATAGCGGTAATCAAGGACGGCGTGTGCGTAAACGTATGCGTTTTTCAAGACCTAAATACCGCGCAAAGCTTTCTCAAGGCGAACGTTTGGCCGGGCGCGAGCGAGGTACTGAAAGCGCCGGACGGGTACGGCATCGGGGACAGTTACGCGGACGGCGCGTGGACTAAAGCGCCCAGTGAACAGCCCGAACCCGTGGAACCGGTAGAACCTGCGCCGACGCTCAGTGAGCGGCTGACGGCGGCAGAAAAGCAAAACAAGTTACTCAGCGCCCAAATAAAGGCGCAGAGCGAGCGAACCGAGTTCCTGGAAGACTGCATAGCCGAAATGGCGACGCTAGTTTACAATGCTTAAAAAAATTTTACGACGAATACGAGGGGGTATTTTGATGATGGCTATGTTTTTTGCACAGAGGGTAATCCTGGGGAAGACCGCGTTTGAAGATGTACCTAAGGCACTCAAGGCTAAGACGGCGGAGATACTGATCGAATCGGGACTGCCGGAGATGGTGCCGGTGGAGTATGGCGGGACGAAAGAATAAGCGTGCGGCGAATTGCGCCAGCAAGCAAATTCAAGAGAGGGGTGGAATGACATATGTATCGCGTCGAAAGCCTGCCAATTAGCATTCCTATTGGGCGACAGGGCGAAAACCATGCCATGAAAATAGAGATAGACTGCTCCAGCTTTTTAGCGGAGTGGCCGCAAGCCACAATAACCGCCATGCTCAGACGCAGTGTTGCTGAAAACCCGTATATCCTTGTAACCAGCATAGACAGCAGCGGCATTTTGACGTGGGAACCCACGGCACATGACACCGGCATTGAAGGCGACGGCCAAATTGAAATACGCGCGGTAGAAAACGACGTGCTGGCAAAGTCCGTAACGGCTATCGTATGCGTTGAACGCAGTCTTACTCCGCCTGAACCCGATACGCCTATTGATTGGGTTGAGAATATTAAAAGCGATATTGCACAGTCCGTAACCAGCGCGGCAAACAGCGCAAGCGACGCGGCCAAAAGCGCCGCGTCTGCGCAGGAAAGCGCGGCGGCGGTGGCAGGCAGCGCCGCGGCGGCGCAGTCGAGCGCAAACGCGGCGGCGGGGAGCGCAAGTGCGGCGAGCAAGTCGGCCGCGAGCGCGGCACAGTCGGCGGACGCGGCGAGCGGGTCGGCAAGCAACGCGGCGCAATTGGCTACGGACGCGGCACAGGCGGCAGAGGCGGCAGAGGGCAGTGCGAACCAATCGGCGGCGGCGCGGGACGCGGCACAGGAGGCACAGACGGCGGCGGGCAAGTCGGCAAGCGATGCGGCGGGCAGTGCCACGGCGGCGGCGGGCAGTAAGGATGCGGCGGCGCAGTCGGCGAGTGCGGCGGCGGCGAGTGCGGCAAAGGCTGAAAAGGCCGCTCAGGATGCGGCGGGGATTATCGATGATGACGTAATCGCGGAGGATAGCACGTGGTCAAGCAAGCAGATCACGGATCAAAACTATATCCACTTTACGGTCAGCGGCAACCCCGCCGTGTGCGAGGATGTGCTTGAGGGGTATCCTTTGGAGCTAAGTGCGAGCTGGGAACCTAAACAAGATGGCAGTGGCACTCCGTCGCCGGATAATGTGAGGCCGATAACCGGCGGGCGGGATAGCGTAAAGACAACAGTCAACGGCACAGAGCACACCCTCGCCTTGCCAGATACTATCTACGGCGGCGAGGTGGATGCGGTGACGGGGGAAGGGAATGCAAACAAAAAAATATTAACGGTGGACGGCAATAGGATTAAATTTACGATGAACGGACAATTTTGGCAACTGCCGCAATCCAGTGTCCCCAACGTGGCAACGGTGTATATGACGAGTCATATTCCCACTCGACTATTTGCGGTCAATTCAAGATATAATTTTATATTTGTCGCTGCCGAAAACATGAAGCCATACTTCGCAACAATCGAAGAATTTAACACCTATTTATCGGCCCAATATGCCGCGGGAACGCCAATGCAGATAGTCTATAAACTTGCCACACCTGAGACCTTCGCGGCGACGGGCGGCGACAGGATATACGCGCTGGCGGGCACCAACACGATCTCGACTGATGCGGATACTTTGACCGTCGGCGGCGTCAAGCCGCTGCGCAAGCCCATCGACGATACGCGGGTGGGGACGGATAATGTGTGGTCGGCAAAGCATACCGCAGATACGCTGCTGCCGATGCAGAAAGTGACGGGCAATCCGGTGACCATAGAGACGCTTGAGGGGTATCCCTTGGAGCTGAGTGCGAGCTGGGAGCCTAAGCAGTCGGGCAGCGGCACTCCGTCGCCGGATAATGTGAGGCCCATAACGGGGGCTAACTTTGTGGAGCTGCGGAGATCAAACGCAAACTTGCTAAATCCGGCCGATGTTAACACCTCCTCCATGGAGTCATACGGTTTAAAAATTGAACCTATTGGCGAAAACGCGATCCGAATCAAGGGCACATACAATGAAAGCGGCACTAGGAGCTTTGCGATAGCATACCTGAATAATTACTTGCTAAGTGGACGCGGGCTAAAAATCACCAGCACAGTAACGAGAGGCACATATTTGCCGCACAAACTGTATGGCCTTAGGACACGAAAGGAGAGTGCTATCGCCTTGCAGGTGGATGCAAAGGACTGGGTGCCCGGCACGGCAGTAGACATGACGATAAAGATAGGCGTATATGCGCCCGAGGCAGTGCCAGCAGAATATCAGCCATATGCGGGCAAGCAATTCTTGCTGACACTGCCTCGAGCCATTTATGGTGGCATAATCGATACAATTACAGGGCAGGGGCAAGAAACATGGGGCTATATCGCCAGCTATGCAGGCGAGATCCTGCCGGGAGAGTGGATCAGCGACAGGGATGAGTATGCGGCGGGGGCTACTCCTACGGTGGGCGCGCAGGTGGCGTACAAGCTGGCTACGCCCGTGCCTTTTACAGCCACGGGCGGGCAGACGGCACTTGCGTTGGCTGGCACAAACGCAATCATAACCGATGCAGACAATCTGACTGCAACTGCCCCCACGCCGCCCCAGACCACGGCGAGCGCGGCAGAAGTGCAGGCGGCAAAGCTGGATTATGTTGCCATGATGGCCGACGTGGACGTGGACGACTTGACGGCGGTAGACGATGCGGGCGTGGATAGCGGCATGGATATGGACATGCCGACGGACATAGAAGGAAGTGAGACGGATGGCAAGCAAGAGATATGAGTTAGTCAAGGGGTATTATGACAAGCGGCTTTGGACGCGCAAGATGCTTAAAAATGCGGTGGTCAAGGGCTGGATCACGCAGGATGAGTATGACGGGATAGTGGGCGTGACGGGCGCGCCCGCTGAAGCGGACGGCAGCGGCGGCGAGACCGCGCCCGACCACGAGCAGATGGCCGCCGCTGTGCGTGCAAAGCGGGACGCGCTGCTGGCGGCAAGCGACTACACGCAGGCAACCGACTATCCGTCCACATATGCCGCGCGCACGGCATGGGCGGAGTATCGGCAGCAGCTTAGGGACGTGACCAAGCAAGCGGGGTTTCCGGCGGATGTGGTGTGGCCGGTGCCGCCGACGGAAAAGTAGGTGCCTCATGCGCGGCACGAGCAATCTGATACGCGCGCCGACCGACCATCGGCGCACGAAAGATATGAAAGGGAGGGCATGGATATGACTAAGATCGCGGCGAGCGACTTTGTTAAATGGCTGCAAAAGCAGCACGACGATAAGTGCGGGTACATCATGGGCACGAGCGGGCAAGCGCCCAAAGACCTGGGCAAAAATAGCTGGTACTTTACTCAGTACCACGACCGCGGCGAGTATACCGCGGCGCAAGAGGCTAAGGCGCTGTACTGGTATAACAACGCGCCGCGCGTCTTTGACTGCGCGGGGATGGTGGAGGGCGCGGTGGTCGAGATGCTGGGCCTGCCGCTCAAGGACGTCAACACTAAGGCGCGATATATATATAGCGACTGGTGCGCGGGCGCGAACAGCACCGACATGAGCAAGCTCCCGCGCGAGCCGGGCGTGGCGGTATTTAAGACCCGATCCAAGCCGGGCGCGATACACCATATCGGCTATCTGGAGCGCCCAGTTGTGGAGGGCGACACGGCGGGCGACTGGTACGTGATCGAGGCTAAGGGCGTTATGTATGGCGTGGTGCGCACCCGCCTCAACAATGACAAAAATTGGAATTGCTGGGGCTACATGAAAAAGTACTTTGACTACAAATCCGCGCCGCCCCAGCCCGCGCCGGTCAAACCCGGCCAGATACGCATAACCGGGGGCAGCGTCAACCTGCGCACGGGGCCGAGCACGGAGTACGACGTGGGCACGGTGGCACACTATGGCGATACCTACGACCGCGCAAAGACGGACGGCTGGACGCCGGTCAAGGTGGGCGACGAGGTGCTATGGGTGAGCGATAAGTACGCGGAGGTGGTCAAGATATGACAGACACTATCATCGTGGCGCTGATAACCGGCGGCATAAGCCTGCTGGGCGTGATCGTAAGCAATGTGGCGACCCATCGCAAGACCATGGCGCTAATCGAATATAAATTGCAGGAATTGCGAGGAGACGTTACTACACTAAGCCGCCGCGTGGATGAGCACAATCATTTGGTAGAGCGCATGGCTGCGGTCGAATCCAGCACTAAATCCGCACACCACAGGCTCGATACCCTTGAGCAAAATATAAGGCACGACTAAAATCATAGGAGGATAAGCATATGGAGTTTGATTTCACACCCATTTTTCAGGCAATAATAGCCCTGCTAGGCGCGCTGATTACCTATTGGCTGATACCCTACATCAAGTCCAAGGCATCGGCGCAGCAGCAGGCGTATGTATCGGTGCTTGTGCGCACGGCGGTACAGGCGGCGGAGCAGCTCTACGGCGCGGGCATGGGCAAAGCCAAGCTGGACTATGCCCAGCAGTGGCTAAACGAGCGCGGTGTAAAGTACAGCCGCGCGGAGATAGAAGCGGCGGTTAGAGACCTGAGCAATGATATTGTAAGCGTGCTGGGCGCGGGCGACGAGGCGAGCAAGAGCGGCGGCGATAAGTCGGGAGGCGATTAACCATGCCCGACGACCCGTTCAGCGGCATCAGCACAGAAGAAATGTACGAACGCATAAACGCCGCGAGACTGGGGCGTGTGAATACCCAGATTGCAAAAATGCGGCTTATAGACCGCGAAAAGTACGCGGACATAGGCGCGGCAGTCGGGTATGACCGAACGACCGTTGCGCGGCGAATGAACGGAATCATAAGGCAGCTATCATCGGGCGGTTAAGCCGCCCATATTTTCAAGGCCAACTTGTAAGGAATCCTTACAGGCTGGCCTTTTTTAATGCGCAAATTTTGCCCGTGAATGCAGCATGAACGCCCGCAAACGCCCCCGCCAAAATGCCGAATAAGCGATAATTACAGCAAGGGAGGGGAAAACGATATGGCATACGGATACGCTTACGGCAACCAGACGGTCACGCCCAACAGCTACTTCAACGCGAACTACACGCCGCCGCCACTGCCTATGAGCACGGCACAGCAGCAGCAAATCCAACCTCAGACCAACGTTAACTGGATATACGTAAACGGCATACAGGGCGCGCGGGATCATATCGTTCAGCCCGGCCAGACCGCGTGGATGATGGACAATAACGACCCCGTGATCTACGTAAAAGCCGTTGACATGATGGGTTCTACCACATTCAAGGCGATGCTGCTTACCGACTATAACATTTCAAATTCCTCGCAAAATGTACAGCAAAGCGCCGTGGACACAAGCCAATTTGTCAAAACCGATGATTTTGACAAGTTAAGCGCGCGGATGGGCGAGCTTGAAAACCGCCTGAGCACGCTTGTAAATGAGATTGGAGGGCTGAATACATGAACCCGCTCATAGGCATGATGGCTAAACAGGCCAACAATAATATGCCGCAAATGCAGATGGTAAAACAGTTTGCGGAGTTTAAGAAACAGTGGACACCTGAAAAAGCTCAGGCAAAAATCAACGAGATGCTTGAAAGCGGGCAGATAAACGCCCAGCAACTTGAACAGGCCAAGCAAATGGCCCAGCAAATGCAGGGTCTTTTGGGCGGCAAATAACATATCGATACAACCGCCGGGTGCGCAACGGTGATTGCAAAATAAGCCTAAAAAACAGGAGGAAAAAGCATGGATAACATGACCCCCGCCGACGTAATGGCTATGACGCGAAACGACGGAAACGACAGTTTCTTCGGCGCGAACGGCTTCTTCGGCATAATCGTACTGTTCTTTATATTCGCCATGTTTGGTGGCGGCGGTATTGGCGGCTGGGGCGGGAACAACGCGGCCGCACAGGGCGCGCTTACCCGCGCGGAGCTGGCTGACGGCTTTAATACCGCCGAAATCCAGCGCAACCAGAGCGACATTATCCGCGACCAGTTCGGGCTCCAGCAGGAAATCATGAACAACCGCTTTGCGCTGGCCGACACGGCGAACGGCACTCAGCGTGAGATCATGCAGAACCGTTTCGAGAACCAGCAGATAGGCTGTAATACGCAGAAGGAAATCATGCAGAACCGCTATGACAATGCGCTGGCGATTCAGAATCTTCAGGCGCAGATGGCGCAGTGTTGCTGCGAAACTAAGACGGCCATACATGCCGAAGGCGAGGCTACGCGCTCGCTGATGCAGTCCAACACCATACAGGAACTGCGAGATCAGCTTCAGGCGGCACAGCTCCAGCTAGGCACTCTGTCTCAGACCAACACCATAATCGGCACGCTGCGCCCCACGCCCGTACCGGCTTACATAACGTGTTCGCCCTATCAGAGCGAGCAGTATAACTGCGGCGCGTATGGCGGCTGCTGCGGCCGATAAGCTCCCAAACGCAACTGACATTCGCTATTAACAGCGCGACGCCCGGCAGACATCAAGCGCTGTCGGGCGCTATCTTTTTAAGAGAAAGGATTTACAGTTATGAGCAATAACAATTGCCGAAACAGGTATTATAAGTCGGCGCAGACCGCCTATAACAACACCGCCCAGGCTTACGCGGCGGCGGGCACTCAGATCAATATCGAGGGCAATCTGGCAACCAACACGGGCTGCTCGATAGACACCCAGACCGGCGGCTTTAACATCAACGATACCGGCCTTTATCGGATAAGCTACAATGTGACGCACACGCCCAGCGCGGCGGGCGTGGCCATTGTGCAGCTATATAACGGCGCGGGCGCGCTTCCCTGCGCCATATCGCAGGAAACCGTGGCGGCAGACAGCGTATATACCACGCACGTTGAAACCGTTTTGTACCTTGCGGCGTGCTGCGCGATACGACCGGCCATAAGCGCGCGCATAAGCGGCGTGGCGGGCACGATTAACCATGTGTGCGCAAGCGTGGTGAGACTGGCATGAATACGCTCAAATGGCTGTCCGAAAAGCTGATGGGCAACATAAGCGAGGCCAAGGATTACATTGACAAGGCGTATATGTGCAAGGAGTCAGATAAGCCCGTTGCCGATTGGTGCATGGCTATGGCAAATGGACATTTACAGTTCAACGTGGCCGGGCTGGCGCTGATGGACAAGGCGCTCAACGAATTTTCGGACGAACTGCTTGCACCGGGAGTTAAGGCAGTATACGCGCTTCAGCGCGCGGAGATCGTCAAGCAGACCTCACATGCTAGGGCGCTTATCGACATGTACGGGAAGTAA